CGCTACAGTAGTAGGTACATACACAGTTTTAGGCATTACAGGCGCAGATTCATCAACTTTTATCAATGTAAACCTGTTTAAAAATCGCCTATATTTTACGCAAAAAGACACTCTTGCTTGTTGGTTTTTAGATGTAAATTCTATTGCTGGCGTTGCTTCTCCTCTTTATTTCGGTGGAATTGCACGAAATGGTGGTTATTTGCAAGCAATGGGTACTTGGACATTAGATGCTGGACAAGGCGCTGATGATTATGCTGTGTTTGTAACCAGTATGGGCGAAGTTATTGTATATAACGGCACAGACCCTACTACAGCAGCTACTTGGGCATTAAAAGGCGTATGGCAATTAGGGCAAACTTTTAGTCGTAGGTGCTTCTTTAAATGGGCTGGTGATTTACTTTTACTGACTCAAGATGGTTTAGTACCACTTGCTTCTGCTTTACAATCTAGCCGCCTAGACCCAAGAATTAACTTAACAGACAAGATTTTCTACCCTATTAGTCAAGCTGCTACTAATTACTATGCTAACTTTGGTTGGCAAATTAACTACTTTGCTAGTGAAAATATGCTGATTTTGTCTATTCCTACCGATATAGGTATGGAACAGTATGTAATGCACACCATTACTAAAGCATGGGCAAGATTTACAGGTATCCAAGGCTATTGTTGGGAAGTATCCGGTGATGCTGATATGCACTTTGGTAGCGATGGATTTGTAGGTACTTTGTACTCTTCTTTATCAGATAATGGCGCAAATATTTCTGCAACTGCACAAACAGCTTATTCTTATTTTGAGTCACCAGGTCAATTAAAACGCTTTGTGATGGTAAGACCTATACTTCAGTCTACAGGTGGCGTACCAGCCGTTTTATGCGGTTTAAGCGTAGATTTTGACACTCAATCACAGTTAGGCGCAGTTTCATTTAACCCTGCTACACAATCTGAAGGTATTTGGGATACATCAACTTGGGATGGCAATGTTTGGGGTGGTGGACTTATTACTACTAAAGTATGGCAAGGTGTCACAGGAATTGGTTTTAGTGGCTCTATTAACATTAATGTGGCATCAAGAAACATTGAATTACATTGGGCTAGTACCGACTATATTATGGAAAAAGGTGGTGTCATTTGATTCTTATTAATCAGCAAAGTCTTAAAGACTGGGCTATTAAACATAAGATTCCGACTCCACCTGACGCACATTATGTCGGTCAGGTATTAAATGATGAAATTAGGGCAGTAGTGGTATTTTGCGGTTTTTATGGTAAATCTTGCATGATTCATGTTGGGTCAGAAGGTGAACATTGGGCAAATAAAGACTTTCTTAAAAAGGTCTTTGATTATCCGTTTAACACATTGAAATTAAAGGTTATAATTGGCACAGTTGCAGGGAGTAACAAAAAAGCCCTAAGACTAGACCGACACCTTGGTTTCAAAGATGTTGCTTTTATTCCTGACGCACATGACGAAGGGGATTTGGTAATTCTAGAAATGCGCCCAGAATATTGTAAATGGGCATAAGGAGATAGTAATGGGTGCAGGTTCGACATTTTCGCAAGGCGCTAACGCTAATACAGCTAATCCGTATGCTGGCACTACAAGCCCTTATTTTGGCGCAGCGCAAGCACAAAGTCTTGGTAATCTTGCTGGCGCACAACAAGCTACTCAAGCTAATAGAGTTAATCAAAATACCCTTTATGGTGGCTTAAACTACCAACAAGGTACAGATGCTAATGGTAATCCTACATGGACTGCTAATCAAACTGGTACTGACCAAACTCAAGGGCTTGTAAATTCATCTTTAGCTGGATTACAAGCAAGTATTAATAACCCTGCTTATGGCATTAATCCTGGTCAAACATACAGCGATGCGATTATGCAACGCTTACAGCCACAAATGGCGCAATCCGCAGAGTCAAATAAAGCTGCTTTAGCTAATCAAGGAATTGTCCCTGGTACACAGGCTTATGACAATGCTATGCGTACATTCCAGCAAGGTCAAAACGATTTACTGACAAGCGCCCAAGTACAAGGTATGAATACTGGTTTGCAAGCTCAAGCGCTGCAAGGCACACAAGCTGGACAGATTAAATCTTTAACTACACCTAACCTTATTAATGCACCGCAACAAGCTGCGGTTGCTGGCCCTGATTACACAGGTGCTTTAGCTACTCAAACTAACGCTAATATTGCAGCGCAAAATGCTGCATTAGGACAAGCTACCAATCAGACTGCTGGACTATATGGTTTAGGCTCTGCTGGTATTTTAGGTTTAGCGGCTAACCCTGGCGCATTATCTAGTATTGGTAATGGTATTTCAGGTGCTTATAACTGGTTAACTAGCTAATATGTTTAAAAGTAAACATTCTGGTTGGACTTGGGAATTAAAGCGCACTCCTTTTGGCGGTGGCGGTGGTGGCTTTAGCGGTATCACAGACTCTATCTCATCTGCATTAGGTACTGATGGTAGTGGTGGTGGTGCTTTAGGTGCTTTAGCTTCTATAGACCCTGGCCCTGCTATTGGTAGTGGTTTAGCTTCTATAGACCAAGCAGTCAATCAAATTCCTGGCGGATGGATTACTGTAGGTGGTTTAGCTGCTGGCGGTGCTGCACTTGCTTATGCGCCAGAAGTTATGGCTTTGGCTTCTGCTGAGGGAATTACACCTGAAGCTGCCGCAATTGCAACAGGAACAGCGCCTATTGATGTTGCTACAGGCGCTACAGTACCTTTAGACACATTAGCTGCTGATGTCGGCACTTCTACAGGAACAGGATTAACTGGTGGTGCTGGAGGCTCTACAGGAATTTTAAGTGGTGGTTCTACTGCTGGTTTAACTATTCCTACATCGACTGCTATTGCTGTAGACCCAGCAATTTTAGCTGGTACTGGCGCTGATTTAGGAACTTTAGGTACAACCTCAACTGGCGCTGCTATGGGTGCTGGATTAAGCGGTACAAGCGGGTTAAATCCGGCTTTACCTGCTGCTGGCGCTACCGATGTTGGCACAATGTCTGCCGCATTGCCTTCAAATACAGTTTTAGGAACAGGTTTAGAAGGTGGTGGCGCTATTGGCGCAAGTTACCAATTAGGTGCTAATGGATTGCCAGCAACTGATATATTAGGCAGCCCAATTCAAGGTAGCTCAGTAGGGTTAAATGGAAGCACAGCAACACCTACAACTTTTTCTTCTTCTGATTTAGCAAAATTATTGCAATCTAGTGCAGCTTCAGGTGCATCTAATGCTTTGCAACAAATAGCAAAATCTAATACCGGAATGGCATTACCAAACTTAGTGCGTGGCAATCAAAGCCCATTTGCATACACAGCGCAACAACCTATTAGAGATGCACAACCAATGGATTTAAGTGCGCTGTCTAAATTACTAAAGCAGGGATAATCATGGCAGACCCAACAAACCTTTCAGACCAACAATTTCTATCACAAGACCCCGAAGTCTTGGGTTTACAAAGACAACGCCAGTTAGCTAATTTGCTGACAGGTCAAGCCTTTAATGCGCCACAAGGTCAAGTTATTAGTGGACATTATGTAAAGCCTTCTGCATTGCAACAAGCATTGCCAATGATTAATGCTGCTATTGGTGGTATGACTAATGCTAATTTAGACACTAAACAAACTGAATTAGCGGCTGCATTGCGTGGTAAACAACAACAAGCAGTACAACAATTTGTAAATGCTGCCAATCCTCAAGAACGTTTTGCAGCAGGTACAAGCCAATACGCACCAGCAGAATTGCAAAAAACTGCGTATGGAATGGTTACACCGCAAAAACTTGCAGAAGGTGAAACTATTAGCCAACTCAATATGGGTACTGGTCAATATGAGCCTATGGCACAAGGTGGTCAAAAGAAAACTGAGGCTATTCGTGGATATGAAATGGCTAAGTCACAAGGCTTCCCTGGTAGCTTCTTTGATTATGAGCAACAATTAAAGCGTGCCGGTGCTTCTAATGTAAGCGTAAGCATGGATAAAGGCATTGCTGCACAAGTTGGCCCAATGATGAAAGAAGGTCAATTACAGGCTACTAGCGCTGTTAAGGGTATAGATGCTGCAAATCAAGTTATTAATGCTTTAGATACTAATAAACTGTTTACTGGGCCGTTAGCTAATCAAAAATTAAGCATTGCACAATTAAGCACTACATTTGATGGCGCTTCTGGTGATTTAACTCAAAAAATTAATAATACTCGTGCTGCTATTCAAGGACTTGCTGAGATTACATTGCAAGGCCGTCAAGAAATGCACGGTCAAGGCGCTATTACTGAATCTGAAGGTAAATTAGCTGAAAGAGCTAAATCAGGAGATATAAGTCTAACTCCTGGTGAATTAAAACAACTTGCTAATGCTGCTAAAAGGGCTGGTGAGTTTACTTATAATAATTACCAAACTAAGTTACAAATCATGGCTAAAGACCCTGCTACTGCTCAAATGGCCCCATATTTTGCAGTTAATCAAATGCCTACTAGACAAGCTCCGCAACAAGCTCAACAAATACAGCCTAATGCTAATCAACAACTTAATATTCCATCAACTAATGGTTGGTCTGTAATAGGCGTTAAATAATGGCTCAATACACAGTACAAGCTCCTGATGGTAAAGAAATTACATTAGAAGGCCCTGCTGGTGCTTCGCAAGAAGATGTTATTGCACAAGCACAAAAGCTATATCAACCTAAAGCTAGTGTAGAAGTTTCTGCTGCTCCTGCTGCACAATTTGGTGAAACTGGCGGTGGTGCTGCTACTGGTAAACCCTTATTAGTAAATCGCACTAATGTACAAGCAGAGCCTAGACCACTAGAGTCTGCAATGGCTGGTCTTACTAAATCAATGATAGATGTACCTGTTGCTGCTTCTCAATTAGCTACAGGTGGTAATTTAGGTACAAGTCAATTAGCCCAAAGATTAGGTCAACAAGCCGGTGCTTATCAAGAAGCTAATCCTGTATCTTATGGCGCTGGTCGAATAGCTGGAATGGTTGCACCTGCAATGGCTGGTGGTAGTGCTATAGGCGCTATTCCTTCTTTTGCCAAAGCTGCACCATTAATGCAAAATGCTGCTTTAGGCGGTATTTCTGGAATGTTAACGCCTGAAGAAACAGGTAAAACAGGTCAAGAATTATATAAAGAACAAGTAAAACAAGGTGGTATTGGCGCTACTATTGGCGCAGCAATAACTCCATTTCAAAAATTAGCGGGAATATTGCGTGGGCCAGAGCAACCATCACAAATGGCTGGCGCTGTCCAAAAAGCTAGAGATGTAGGTTATGTAATTCCTCCTACACAAGCAAGAGGTGATATTGCTAATCGTTTAATGGAAGGCGTAGCAGGAAAGATTACTACTGCCCAAAACGCTAGTGCAAGAAACCAAGAAGTTACTCATAAGTTAGTAGCAAAGTCTTTAGGACTTCCAGAAGATGAAGTTATCCTTCCTGAAGTATTAAAAGGGCTTCGTCAAACTGCTGGTGAGGCTTATGCTAAATTGGAAAACATTGGCACAATTATCCCAGGTAAAGAATACACAGAAGGACTTAATAAGATTGCCGGTAAAGCATTAAAAGCACAAGAAGGCTTCCCTAATGCTCCTGCTAGTCCTGTTGTTGCATTAATAGATTCTTTAAAATCCCCTTCTTTTGATTCTTCTGCTGTTATTGCTAAGATTAGTGATTTAAGAAATACTGCTAATAAGGCTTATGCTTCAGGAGATACAGACCTAGGAAAAGCTAGTAAAGATGCTGCCGCTTTACTTGAAAATACTATTGAAAAGCATTTAAAAGATACTAATGCTACTGCTTTGCTTAAAGAATTCCGTGATGCAAGACAGTTAATTGCTAAGTCATATTCTGTAGAAAAGGCTTTAAATCCAGCTTCAGGCACAGTAGATTCAAGACAATTAGCCGCCCAATTAAAGCGTGGTAAACCATTATCAGAGGAATTAAAGACTGTAGCGGAGTTTGCTAGTCAGTTTCCAAAGGCTTCCCAAGTTACAGAGAAAATGGGTAGCTTGCCACAAATTAGCCCTATAGATTATGGTTTAGGTGGATTGGCAGCGTTATTAACTAACCCTATGGCTATTGCTGGCGTTGCTGCTAGACCAGCTTTAAGGGCTGCTGCATTATCTAACCCTGTGCAAAATAGCTTAATTCAAGGTGCTAAAATGACACCTGACCAAGCAAATTTAGCTAAATTATTAAGTATTAGAAGCCTGCAAACTGGCTACAAAGGAGCAACAAATGAGTAGAAACGGTAGCGGTAATGAGTGCGATTATATTGTCTAATTCTATGACAAATACGACAACGCCTCCATCCTTTGTAAATATGAGTATTTGCTTCGGTAAATTCATGCCCAGCTTTGCAATGAGTCATGGCTTGTTTTTTTGCGCCACTAGCCTTGCCGCCAAGTGCAAGACCTTCTTTATAAACTTTGCGAGTTTTATTTACAAGCTCATCAAAAGTTTTAGCAGTTTTAGCTCTTTGAACAATGGTGTCCCATTTAAAATCATATTTTTCCGCAATTTCGCAAACAAGGTATTTAACTCCTTCAATAGTTACATATCTAGTAATTCTTCTGTTTCTTTGTTGTTCTTTTTTAGTAGACCATTTGCAGTTATTTGGGCTGTAATCGCCATCATTGTTAATTCTATCTATAGAATAACCTTGTGGTCTTTCGCCCATATCATGCACAAATTGGTTAAAATCATTAATCCAATTATTGCAAATTTTTATGCCTCTGGCACCATAGTTTGCGTAATGTTTGTTGTTTGGATTAAGACATCTTGCCTTCATTCCTTGCCAAATTTGGTAAAGAGGGTGTTGGTTTTTAAATGGCATAGTAATCTCCTTTTTAGAGATTATAGCATTAAATCGTAAAGGAAAACAACCATGTCCCGAAATGGCTCAGGCACTTATTCGCTTCCTGCGGGTAACCCAGTAGTAACAGGTACTACTATTACATCTAGTTGGGCTAATACTACTATGCAAAACATAGCTGACGGACTTACTCAATCTGTAGCTTCTGATGGCCAAACTCCAATGTCAGGTGCATTGAATATGGCTACAAACGACATTAATAATGTTGGTACACTAACAGCCTTAACAGGCATCTTTGGCGGGACTTACTAATCATGGCACAGACAGGCTACACACCAATTTCTATTTATTACTCAGCAACAGCTAGTAATACTCCTACGGCTGGTAACTTAGTTGCTGGAGAATTAGCTATTAATACTGCTGATGGTAAGCTTTTTTATAAAGATTCTGCTGGTGCAGTCCAAGTTATTGGTACTAAAGGTGGTGTAGGTTCTTCTACA